GCAACTAGGAAGGCGTTAGTACTTGTTTCTGGTCTTTTTCAGGAGTTGAATTCTTCTTCTGATAAATTAGATTTTGCTGGAAATAGCACTACAGATTTAAGTGAGGGTTCGAATCAATATTTTACAAACACAAGAGCTAGAAGTTCTGTTTCAGTAACTGACTCAGGTGGATTAGGAAGTCTTGGATATAATAACTCAACAGGAGTGATCACTTATGCAGGACCATCTAACTCTGATGTTAGAGGTTTAGTAAGTGTTGCTTCAGGGTCAGGATTAACTTATAACAGCTCTACTGGAGAATTTGGAACTAATGCAATACCAAATGCTCAGTTAGCAAACTCAACTATAACTTTCGGAAGTGCTGTAACTGCTTTAGGAGCCACGATAACTGGAATTTCATTAACTAATATTCAAGCATTAACAAAATTACAGGTAGGAGAAGAAGGAGGAGCTGGAAATATAGTTCTACATGCTTCTACTAGTGGTGGATTTAGTCAAGGTATTACCTTTGAAGGCTCAAGTGGAGGAGCAGATACAAATGAATTATTATTAGCTGTTACAGACCCAACTGCTGATCGCACTATAACCTTACCTGATGCCACAGGAACTGTCGCTCTAACAAGTGATATTGTCTATCCAGTAACTTTAAATAATTCAGTAACTTTAACAAATAAAACTTTAGCTCTTGGATCTAACACAATATCAGGTACTCTTGCTCAGTTCAACACTGCGGTTACGGATGCCACTTTAGTTTCTACAACAGGAACTGAAACTTTAACAAATAAAAGTCTTACTGCCCCAACTCTTACAGGATCTTCAAGTTCTGCAGGAAGCATAATTTTTAAAGAAGATACTGATAACGGAACAAACTCTGCAACTCTTGTAGGACCTGCATCAACTGCTGATGTAACCATTACTCTTCCAGCCGAAACAGGAACTGTTCTTACCACTGCATCTTCAATCGCTAACAGTAATCTTGCCAATAGCACAGTTACAATTGGTAGTTCAGCGGTTGCTCTTGGAAGCAGTGTTACAACTTTGACTGGAATAACATCATTAACAGCTGACGCTGTTATTGCAAAGGCAAATGGTTTTAGAGTCATTGATCCTACTGATGCTACAAAGCAAGTAGCTTTTGATGCTTCAGGAGTTGCTACAAGCACAACTAGAACTCTTACAGTTCCAAATAAAAACGGATCAATTCTTACAGAAGTTGCAGATGATACCTCACCACAACTTGGTGGTGACTTAGATGTACAGTCTAGAAATATAACTACAAGCACACTTAATGGTAACGTAAAACTCCTTCCAAACGGCACAGGTGTTATTGAAGTTAGAGGTATACCTACATTAAGTGATGGTAGTAGTAGAGATGGCACGTTACAGCTTAACTGTTCACAGAATACTCATGGTATAAAACTAAAATCACCAGCTCATAGTGCTGGACAAAGTTATACACTTACATTTCCTACCAGCCTTACAAACAACGGTGTTTTAACAACAACCTCTAGTGGTACATTAAGTGCTGGTTTACTTGCTAACGCAAACGTAGACGCAAGTGCAGCAATAGCTGGAACAAAAATATCTCCTGATTTCGGATCACAAAATATAGTCACGACAGGAACCATAAGTGGAACATTAGTAAACGGAGTTACTGCAACTACACAATCAGCAAGTGATAATACAACCAAAGTAGCTACAACAGCTTACGTAGATAATCAGGTAACAGCAGGAGCTGTAAATGAATTTGCTGACAATGTATTTAGAGTCAAAGATAATTCAGATGCTTCTAAAAAATTAGCATTTGAATGTTCAGGAATTTCGGGTAGTACAACTCGAACTATGACTGTTCCGAATACTGATGGGACAATAAGTACAGAAAGTTTTGCTACCGCAATAGC